CCGCCTTGAGACTCACCATCCTAACCCCGTTGACATCGTCCACCTTCTTGGTGACATAGCCTTTCTTGATAAGCGAGGCCACCGTGCTGATGGCCCATTGGCGGCTGCACTTGCACTTCCTCGCCAGATACGAGTATGATCCCCGGAACTCGCTTGCCCCGTCCATCGAGAACCCAAAGATGACGGAGAGCGCCACGACCTCCGTCAGATTGAGATCCTGATAATCCAGGAGAAAGTCCGGGACGACGGTGTAGGTCTTGTTCATGGCTCCACCTATCTCATGGACTCCCTCGCCCCCTCACGGAACCATGGCGTCTGGCTGAACACCCCCAGGAGGATGGCGAACGCCACGCCCTTGATAAGGCAGACTTCCCACAAAACAAGCGCCCCGGTCACGTCACTGACAAGGACGATGAACGAGGCGAGCGCCAACGAGGCAAGGATCACATCGTAGATCCGCCTCAACATTTTGATTATCCCTTTAGCTTCCATAATATAATGATTTGTGTTTCTTTCTGTTATCCCTGCGGAAAGGCTAAGGCAGGGACACGGTCGTTACTGTCATAACCGCTTGCATAGGGGGCCTTTCCTTCCGCCTCTCGGCGTACACGTCAATGGGTGTAGAAAGCCTTGATAATGTCCACACCCTTGTATCTCTTGCGTCTACCGTTGGAGGCGCTCGCCCTGATGTGGCCGGCATTCGTCCATCGAGCGATCGTGTGGGGGTCTACTCCGAGCAGCCTCGCCGCCTCGGTGGTGTTATAGCGACCCGCTGGGTTGATTTTTGGCAGTTCGTTAACCATAACTACTCATTTCTTGTTACCCTCATTCCATTGACCGTCTTGTTGACGGTGAACGACCCCTCCAGCTTCGAGCAGATTACACGGATCTGCGCCGGTTCCGACATCGAGCGATCCCAAGGGAAGAACACCACGTCACCGGCCTCAAGCGACTTGATGGTGGCGAGGTAGTTCGGCCTCCGCTCGTGGTAGATGATTGATTTCTCCATACTTTTATTATATTTGCTTATTGTGTTATACAATAGTAATGCAAAAGTAAATAAAGTTTATTAGACTTGCAAACATTTTGCGAACTTTTTACAACGTTTATTAAATCTATATCAAGACCGACCAGCAAAAAGTCGATGAGGCCAACCGTAAGATAATTGATTTTTTGAACCAAAACAGCCGGTCGTTGTAACCGGCTGTTGATTAGTTCAGGTAGCTCCAAATCTTGTGACCCGCATTCTTATTGTCAGGATCATCGAGCCAGTTGACCGCCATATCGACGAACATCTTGTCCCGCTCCTCCGGTGTGGAGTTAGGAAACCAGCGCATGATCAAGGGGCAGTTGTCCGCCTTGGTCATCTGAAGAGTCACATAAAAGTCCCAAAAGTTATAGTCCGGGATATTCCTGGCAACGCTTTCGTAGACCGCCCTCACCTGGTCGACCGTCCAGTAGGGAGCATGATGTTCCTTGCCGTCCGTTCCCTTGTAGTACATCTTGGCGACATCCTCCATGGCAAATTCCTCATTGTAGTGGTATCCTGACATCGAGGCGTACACCTCCCGCATGAGGGAACGTTTTGCGTTTTCTGGCATAGACTCGTCAACAGCCTTGGAGATGGAGCAGACGGACGCCCACATGGTCGTCTCACCTTTCCCTTCCCCATACTTTTTTATCATCTCGTAAAGTGTCATCTTTTAGTTGCATTTGGGGCACCTCATCATAGGTATCGGTCTCGGAACCATTTTCACCGGAAGTGGCGTCTGAGACTTCGACTCCTTTTGGGGGGCCGGGGTTTTCTGTGATTTTTTCATAAACTCTGTTGTATATCATGGCCGCCATGTCATAAGTCAAGGCGAGCCATTGAGCCAGATAAGCGAAAATAAAGGAGACGGTAACGGACTTAACAAACCCGTTTTTCCCAACGAGAAGCAAGACAACGCAACACCAGAATGTGCAGCATTTTGAGCAGGAAAGAATCTTCACGCTGATTCCGAGCCGTCGCTGGATTTCTTCAGACAGCCCCATCCTTGTGAACAGAACCGCCGAGACCATGACCATCGCCGCCTCCTTGAGCATGTTAAGCCGTGGCGAGGTTGAACGAACCCACAAGCGACACGGCATTGGTGAGGTTGCTGCAATCGGAAAGATTGGCAGGGTTTGCGAGAACGGTTCCGGGGGTTATCGTCGGAATAGTCTCGGATGCGACTGGGACGCTCACTATCGCCCAGACGTTATCCGTGACGGGCCTTATACTCAAGGATTCCCAGGAAGTCGCCCAAGGCTTCCCGGATGGCTTTGTCAGTTCTCGATCTCATGGTAATTTTTTGTTATTTCTTTTTTCGCTGCTAAATGTTATCTTTGCAGCACCCCCAGCGAAAGAAAGCGCGACTGCAAGGACATTTAGCCCTCGGAGCGGTCGCGCTTAATTTGTTTTCGCTGGGGAGTGAAAAACAATTCCGGGGGCTTTTATATTTCCCCCGTGGCCAATCTCCCCCGCATCTCACGACGAAGGGGAGGTGGCCTATGAACAAAAGAAAGCTGCCGCCAGTTTCGGGAGGCGGCGACCCGTTATCAGAACCTATATTGCAAGCCTACGGTGGCCCCAAGCCCGGCATGAACCTGACCTGAAGGCGTGGCGAGGACGGAAGGGCCGAGGGTGGCTCCGACTGACCAGCGGGAGCGGGGAACGACCTCACGCTCACGGATGGTGATGGTGGTCGTCGTCGGCCAGACAATGAGCGAGTCGAGGCTGCACCTCCAACCTGACACTACAGCGTGATACAGGCTGTCCTCGTGATAGACCTTCCGCTCTATCGGGACATCGACCAGAACCGTGTCGCGCCGGATCGTGGTGAAGTATGTCCGCACCGTGTCATAAATATAAGATGCCACATAAACGGGCTTCTCCCGCGTTATCGTGTCGTGGATGGTATAACTTACCGTGTCCCGGATAACGTGCGGTTCAGGGCTGTTTCTGACCGTCCTGCGGCCATATCTGCACCCGATAAGGAACGACACCGCAACGATGAGCAGGATGCCAAGAAAAGACTTGATTAATTCCTTTATTCCGTCCATAGATTCTCTTTATAAAGCCCCGCCCGGCTGGTGACGGGGCAACCACATAATAAACAACACTGAAAACACTATCGGCGCATCACTGCGGCATGATCATGAAGAACAACATTATGAAAAAGAAAGAAACCGCCGCCCAGCCACGGCGGTGTTTCCCTATATTCCTAACCTGCGGCCACGGTAGCTCTTGTCGAACAAAAGCTGGTGGCGCTGAACTCCGACGCGCTTGTGCGAAATATGTAAAAACGTGTCGTAGCAGATGAGCTGGTCTATCTCAGCCCAGATCTCCGGCGTTGACTTGGCGAGGTGCGCCAGGCGGAAGGTCTCCAAAGGACTCCCGGTGTGGATGTCAGCAGCCTCGCCCAAGCGGTGCTGGGAAGAGGGAACACCCCCGACGATCTCGTTCAACTCCTTGCACCTGTAGCCGGAGTTGACCTTCATGGGCTTGCCGTACTTGTCTCTCAGGGGTTGCAAGACCCTCCTGACGAGCGCCAGCACGGAGTCCCGAACCTCGAAGGAGGGGATGACATTCCGCACCCCTCTCCGCTCAAGCTCCTTGGCATGACTTGTCGCCTCGAACTCGGCCCAAGAAAAACTCTTACTTATCGTTCCCATCTTTCACCTCCTTTTCACCTTCTATTTTGATTACACCACGGACGTCAGCCCCCAGCTTGTCGCTGATGACACTCTCCACCACCTTGGGCAGGTCTACCGTGACACGCTTACCCTTCTTCACCGTGAGCCAGTTCTGGAACACGCTGATGCACTCGATGCCGATGACGATGAGCATCAAGGCTGTCTGGATTATCTCATAGCCTGTCGCCACGGCGAGCGAGGAGGCCAGTACCGACCAGCAGAAATACTCGAAGCACTTCCCGACCGTCCTCCGTATCGCCCTGCTCCAGCGCACCTCCTCGCCCCTCGTCTTCGCCGCCTGGATGCCGAACCACAGGTCGATCATTATGACCATGAAGGAGATGAACAGGTAAGGGAGCATGCTGGCGAGTGAGTTCTCGAAAAACAAGAGCAAGGTAGCTGACAGCCCCGTCCCCGCCACGACCGAGCTGGTGGAAGGTGTGTCGGCGAGGATGGAGGGAGCCATGCCGTCGTTATGAATCATTTGGCCTTCCCTCCATCCGATTTGATGTAACGGCCTGTCTTGCGATCTCTCGGCTTGTCGGTGATGTTGTCCTCCTTCACGTTCTCGCCCTCCACTGGATGTGCCGCTCCGCCGCCTTCGCCGCCTTGTGTCTTGGGCTTCTCGTTATTCTTGAAAAGCATGACGCAGACAGAAAGATAGAACACGATGTTCAGGACAAACGGAATCCAGTACCAACGCTCGATGTCATGGGCGGCGTTGCCGAGTCCTGAAAGGGTGGCCGTCATAAGGGCGAGCAGCAACACAATCAAAAGGTTGATTAAATCATATTTTTTCATATCTCTATAATTTTGGTTTAACTCAGTCAGTTAGGGGGCTTAGTGATTGTGCTTTCATGTAACCGCATCAAAATCCGTAAGTCAGTCAATTAGGGCCGAAAGTGATTACAATGCCGTCCCATCCATATTCACCCACGCAGTCCCGCTCCAAATGATGGACTTGTTGAGTGTTTCATCTAAATACAACCACCCGGCAAAGAAACTTTTGTACCACGCATCCGTCCCAAAATTTGGCCTTTGGGACGTTGTCCCGGAATGCCGATAGGACGAAGCAACCAAATCAACACCGCCGTTGCACGCCTTGAAGGTCTTCCCATCAATTTCGTAGGTCGCATCGGAATCCTTGATGGCATTGTAAATACCTTCGGTGAACAACACCTTTCTTGAATATGCGTCAAGGCCCAAAAGTCGGAAGTGGTCTGCCCCGGAGTTTCTTCGGACAAGGTTTCCGTTATCAAGGAACACTTCTTCTTCGTCAATGGAGAACATCGTCTTGTACGAAATCTTTGCAAACTCTATCCTTGTGTTACTCATTGTCAAGTAGAAGGTTTTCAATGCGGATGCCGCATCCGTTGCGTGAACAACATAGGAAATCCGTTTCCACCCATCAGTATATCCGGCGGCTTGACCATCAACGGGAGTGTATGGGGAAATCTTCGGCCCTTGTTTGAAATTGTTAGTGCCAAACATCGCAGATTTACAAACAATCGTAGAGATGTTTGAACTTGTAACGGCGATTTCCGTAAAAATGCGGAAGATTATATCCACATAGACAATCTTATGCGTCGGGAGGAAATAAGGATATGGAAGGATAACATTTTGCGCTGTGTCCCCGGCGGTGAAACTCAAAACATTTACACCATTAACCGATACTACCTTCATTCCAAAAGTAGAAACATTCGTCCGCATCAAAGAATGTTCTACATAACGGCTGATACCGTCTTCGTTAAGTGCGAGTTTGTTCTCAAACACTACCAACGGCGAACGATTGACCTGCGAATGGTATGAGAATTTCCCACACACGCCCGTATCGTACAATGCCCGTACCTTTGCAAAGAGGGTGCTTTTCAGTTCCGCAGTATTTCCACCATAGTCGAAGTCAATATGCGTCCTTTCGGGATTTGTAATTGACAAGTTGTCGAGAACGTAGTCGAAATCACTCTGCGTTTCGGTGTTTATCTTGATATACACACCGATACCCGTCACATTGATATGCAAGGGGCAACGATGTTTCATCGTAAGATTTACGGCTTGTCCGATGTCCACTTTGTTATAGTTTGCATCAGCACCGTAAAACTCAAACCAAGCCGTATCTAACACAACATCTCCAATCAGCAAATTTGGTTCATCCAAGCGGATGGCCTTCGTGTTTGGAGCAAGATAGTTTGACCCCTGGGCAACGAAATTCACGAAGTTCACCGTCATCATATTGCACAGGTCAATGACATACGGGATGTCAGCACCGATAATACCATTATCTATGCCACAATTCAAGAAATAGAGAATGTTGGACGAGCCCTTGTTCTCCCCATAGTTCAAGTCTGGATTGAAACTTATGTAGCCGCCGACTTTTGAACCCTTCACCGTATCAAAAACTGCCTCTTGCAGATACGATTGATTGACGATTACATACCCCGTGAAATATTTTGCGGTTACTCGGCAAAATGTCGCTTTAGTTGTATTATACCACTGCTTAAAATTAAGACAATGGACGGAACTGAACGAAGTGGAAGTGCTTTCAAAATAGCAATCCTTCATATAATTGTTCCCGGCCTTGTATTGGGTTTCGCAGTCAAAAACGAAAAGGGATTCCCCGTTTGCCGTCGGGGTATAGAGGATGTTCAGCCGTTCAAGGTTGATGTTGTGCCTTTCCAAGAAAGTAACCGTACCCGTGATAGAGCATACGATGTTCTCGCCGTCCAGAGTTTTCCCGGTAGTAATAGCACAAAAGTCCATCGCCTTTTCAAATGCGGCTTTGTCCGTTCCGAACCAAGACAACTTGGTTTTGTCCACATCGAAAGACCCACCGAAACCACAGGAGAGTTTTGCATCCCCGGAAATCCTTGTCCCGTTTCCCGTCAATGTGCCTGAAGTGAGTTCTCCACCGTTGAAAAGCAGAACGCACCCGGAAGGGATTGTAATTGTTCCAACCGCGAAAGGATAACGGATTTCATAGATGGTGTTCGTGGCCGTCACCTGTGAGGCGAAGGTCTTGTTTTTCCGGAGAATTTTGTAACCCATCCCGTCGGGGGTGGAGCTGTTGTACACCCTGTCGGCGAACTGGAGCTTGTCGGAAGAATCGAAGTCAATATCCTGTTCGTTGGCCTTCACATTTTCCTTGATAATACGGCTGCCTATGTAAACTTTTGTCGTGTCGGTGGTGATATACATGGTGTCATCCCTCTTCGTCTGGATAGCGTCGTACTCGGCCTGGGTCAGCTCAACGATGTTGTGGATAGTCTCGGAACCGACCTTGCCAGTCAAAGCCGTGGCCAGAGCCGCTGATGTGACATACCCGGATAGCGCCTCCTTCACGCCACCGGATGTGACTGGCTTTGTGCTTCCGGAGGTCGGGGACGCATCCATATCAAGGAATTTGGTATGAAGTTTATGGACGACTCCGTTTTCCTCCCAATGTGTTCTATTCTTTATATAGTCTTTGCCGGAACTGTCGTTCTGTGACCAGTCAGACTGCTTGTGCGCGGGAATTGTTACAGTCTTGTTCTCAATCGGTAGCTCAACGCCGTCCGCCTCTATCACCTCAATGACATTTTCCTGAGCGTCTTCCTCGACACTCGCCAGTTTGTCCTTGTCCTCGTCGGTGTAGTCGTTGGTGGAGAGGTTCTTCCCGTCGCTTCCGTTGAGAGCCGTCTCGATATTCTGCCTTGTCACGTCAGCGTCAGAGCCCTTCGCCCCGTTGCGGACGGAGAAGTCCGAGGTCGTCCCGTCGGTCATCGTGACACGGACGATATTCTCGCCGCTATCCTCCAATGATGTCTGGATCTGCTCGACAGACTCGATGCCGACACCTTTAGGGCCGGGGATTCCGGCGGTCATCTGGGACGTGAGGTCAATTGTCTCGATGCTGAGGTGGGAGCACCTGTCCTCGCCGCCCTCGTCCTTGGTGTGGGGCACAAGCATCACTATATCCGTGATGTCCACGGTCTTCATGCCTATCTCCCCGGCGTTCTCCTGGAGGATGGCGGTGTAGAGACCGTTAACCTTCTGGTCCTTGCCGTAGAGCGTGAATGATATGACGTTCCCCTCTATTTGGAGGTCGCCGTAGGGCATCGCTCCGAAGGGCGACCTGACCGCCAGCGTGAGGTCTTTCCCCTCGAGGTCGTAGGGGGTCTCCCCGTCGAGTATCGTCCAGTTGAAGCGCAGGTCGTTGCCTATCCTCTTGCGCCTTACGTTCTCATTGTCGTGGCATCCGCATCCCATGGCCTATTCCTCCTCCTTGAAAAGCGGTTCCAGAAGGGTGAGTTCCCCGAGGAAGATGTCGGTGTCGGTCTCGGCGATGGCCTTGGCGAAAGCCTCCCTGTCGATCTTCTCAAGGGCGACCTCTATCTCCTCCTTCAGGTACTTGTCATACGCCTCGTTCGCCCCGTCCACGTCCTTCTGGTCAACGAACCTTTCCCTGAGTCCCGCCAGGAAGTCGTCATGCTCTTTCTGGTAGCGGAACAGCTTGAGGTGAGCGGAGATGAGCGCGCTCTTGACGGCCTTGTCCGTAATTCCCGCGGTGCGGATCTTTCCGAGTGTGCGGAAAAGGTTAATGATGTCGATTCTTTTCATATCGCGATTTATATTATGATTGTCATTTGAGCCCCGTCACCATAGGAGTCCCTGCTCCCGATGGTGGTGTATATTGTCACGGTCACGTCATAAGACTGGCCGGAGAAAGCCATAATATCGAAGTCCCCAGACCAGCTGAAGGTCTCCGTGTACGTGGATGATGAGCTGGCCGACGAGCGGCTTGTGGTCTTGGCCTTGCGGTAGGTCACGCTTTGCCCCGTCTCGTTGACCACAGCCGTGACGGTGGTAGAGAGCGAGCCGGAATAGTTCGCCGAGAACTTGTAGCTCACTGTGAAGCCTGTCGATGTCTTGGTGATGGCGGTCACATTGGCTACCGTGGCTGTAGTCCGCTTGGACAGTTGGATGGTCGCTCCTGTGGCACCAGGGATAGGGAAGAAAGCCGACTGCCATACGAGGTCGTGGTGCATATAGACCCAGTACTGGGCGATGTCCGTCCCCGTGTCAGCCGTCGCTATCATCGTGGTTCCGTCCGGGATATAGACGAGGACGAGGCTGGCGGTAGCGGTTGTGGCTGAGGTCCAGGGTGAGCGTCCCGCCGTTCCACCGGCGTTGGTCTTGCCCAGCACCTTGCTCATATCAACGTACCAGTTGTCAAATGTCCAGGCGTTGTTGTGCCAGAGGGGCTTGGCGATGTCTCCGTCCGCATGGGTCAGCGCCGTGATGTAGTTTCCGATAAGGATGGCGGGGTAGCACCTCGCGAGCCTCGCCTTGAGCGTTTCATCGTCGATAACCTCATCCGAGGATGTCCTGACGACAAACTCCGCTATCCGCACCCCCTCGGTGTTGTTGGGGGAGTACTCCGCCCTGACGACGGAATAACCGGCTGACTCGGACTGTGAGCCGCCGATCCAGAACTGTGAGGTGGACGGTATCTCCCCATTGAGGTCGGCCTTGGCGTTTCCGGAATAACCGACAAGTGACTGCTGCGTGGGGGTCGTGGCGGGGTTAATAAAGTCGAAAAATCTATAAGGGGAAGACCCGGTCATTCCCTGAGCGTTGGGATAGCCCACATAGTCCCAGCTGGTGGCGTGTATCGCCACGGGGTCGGCCTTTGAGTCATTGTCTGGCACGGCAAGGCCATAGACTATCCCGGAGGCTATCATGTCGGATGTCCCACGGAAGTCCTCAAGGGAGAGTTTGAACTTGCCGGGGTAATGGATTGGCTTGATGAGCGAGAACTTGTTGACAATCCCTCCCTGGCATCCGTACTTGATGCAGTTTCCGATGTCACGGTAGGTCTGCCCGGTGGCCTGCTGAATGTCACCGCTGCCGTTGGTATTTATGTTAGCCGCTCCGACTATCTTCTTTGTTGTCGCGTTCCAAGGCATATCCGCTTCTCCTTTAAGTTGTTGACACTCCTCCGGCTGAGACGTAAGAGTCTGACTCGAGTCCCGCTCCATGCACACGGACGCATCCGTTGGTGGAATCGTAGTATAGATACACGCCGCTGGCGAGGTATATGACCTTAGCCGAGAGCGAGCGGAAAGAGGTTCCGGGTGTGCCGATGTCGATACCGTTGCCGAGTGTCATGGCTCCCGTTGTCCCGTCGATGGTGACGGCTCCCGCAAAGCCTGGAGATATCGCCTGGCTCTTGATGTTCGTAGTCTCGTCTGTCGTGGGGGCATAGAACGTGACACCTGACGCTGACGAGTTCCCCGACCGTAAGACAAGGCTGCCCCTGGCCATGAACTGGACAAGGCCACTTGACGCGTTCGCCCCTAACCTTCCCTGAAAAGTCCCAGAACCGCTGTAGAACTCAATCGCATGATTGGCTGTGCTGTTTGCCGCCGTTATCCTTATGGCCGGGTCGGTCTCCACGGACGGGTTAATATACAACGCTCCCGTCAGCGGCTTTGTACTGCCCGCCGTAAGGGGAAGATAGCCGGAGAGGTCGGGAGCCGACGGGATAGTGGGGATATCCACGTATGTCTTGCCCGCTGCGTCCATCTTAACTCCGTAACGGTTGCCATACAATGAGGTGATGACGCTTGCCGTTCCGCTCTCGACCGCCGAGACCTTGACCGTGCCATAGGTTGATGCAGTAGCCGGATCAACGGACACCGACGGTATGTCGGGAATATCGACATACGCCTTCCCGGTCGAGTCCCTCTTCAGGCCGTAGCGGTTGCCGAACACGGTGGTGACCACCGAGGCGACGCCGCCTTCCACCGCCGCCATCTTGATAGTGCCGTAACTCTCCACCGTCGCGGGAGACACACCGCCCGACACAGTGCCGCCTGTCCATTTCTCTCCGTCCCAGGTAAGTACCTGGCCGCTTTGGAGGCCCGTGTAGAGATCGTCGTCCACGTCCGTCAGGTCTGGCAGCGTGGACGCGCCCCCTCCTCCGCCGTCCTCATCCGACAGCCCTCCCGCCGACATCCAGCCCTCGGCGTACATTCCCTGGTACTTGGGGTTGAGTTTGAGGCGGTACTTGGTCTCGCCGTTCTCCTCAAAGGACTCCGAGACGAACCAGTCTATGGAACCGGACGACGATACCGACTCGCCCGTCTTGGGGCTGACAATCTCTCCCCCGGACACAGCCCCCTGACGGCCATCATTGTCCTCAACAACGACAGACACGCTGACCGTTGACAAAGCAGCAGCCGGAAGGGATATGAGGGATATGTCCGCCTCATCCTCAATGAGGTCGAGTGACCACTCCTCAGTGATGTAGCTGAGACCCTTGTTGGAATAGAATAGATCCGGAAGATTGTCGACCGTAAATAGTCTCCCGCTCATCCGCAATCTCGGTGTCGCCACAGACAAGGCCATGTCCTTCGCCAGCCACTCGCCGTAGGGGACGGACGGGATGGAATCCGAAGACCACGTTCCGACCAGCGTCCCGGTCACCCCCTTTGGGGAGTTGGACAGGAGGAAGTTACCCTTGTTCCCGGCGAAGGAGTCGGCAAAGAGAGGCGAGTACGACTCGTCTCCCCTCGCCCCGTTGTCCATCAGCAGCCGGGTGACCGCCTTGTCGTACACGGACATGCACTCGATATTGACCGAGTGGACGCACACCGTGTTTCTGCCTGACGACACCCTGATGGTGATTGTCTTGATCGGATTGAACCCCGTGGGCAAACGGAAAATGTCGGTCACGAACTCCTTGCAGTCCTGATGGTCGAGTGTCTTCGGCAAACCAAGGCCGTCGTCAAAGTGCGACTCCTCGGCTACCCACTCCATCTGTGTCCTGCCTTGCGTGGTGACCTCCTTGAGATAGAGGGTCGTGTCGCTCCCGCTCCTGGGATCGCGTCCAGTCGCCATGACGGTAAGGCGCATGATCCCCACGTCGAAGGGAGTCGTGTTTCTCGACGACACCTTGATACGGAAACCGGGATCAGAGTCCCTCGTGGCGTTCGCCACTGAGGAAGTTTGGCTGATGTACTCACCGAGATCCAACGTATAGTAGCCTCCGTCCTCGCCAGTCCAGCTTCCGTTGGTTTGCCAGAGGTTGAGTTCCATGTCCGGATCTGGGATCAATGACTCAAGATGGTTGGGACACTCAACCTCGACCGTGCTCTTTGCCGGGACTATCTCGGTTGTGAGCCTCCCAACCGGCCAGCAGTCGTGTGTCTGGGATGATCCAAACGCCTTGACCGGATATGCGCCCCCGGACGTGTCGGAGACCTGCTCCCCGGAGGTGAGTGCGGTCACGTCCGTCTCCCTGACAAGGAGCCACGCCCCACCCCTCTGCGAGATAGTGCAGTGCAGCGAGCCGAGTAGGCCGTCAAGCACGTCGTAGTAGCTCTTCCCGGCCATGTGGTCGAGGTTGACGGTCGTTCCGGTAAGGAGGTCCGCGGCGGTGGCGAGGTCATTAGCCGCTGTCGAGATCATCCTGACGGGCAAAGCCAACCCTGTGGCCCCAAGGACGGTCTCAAGGATCTCTCCGAGAGTCCGGCTCCCAATGGCTGGCCACTCCAACATTTTCAGCTCTCCCAGCCCGTCGGTGGCAGTTATCTGCACGTCGTAGGGTGGATCGATCCAAGGGGCAGCGTAGAGTTCCGGGGTGACGAACCCCCTCCACACCACGACGCTGTCCACCTCAAGACGGACAGCGAAACGGGTGGGATCTGACGTGTACAGGACGGCGAACTCGTCGTCCACCTTGCACTCCGCCGGTATCTCCAGGGACATTCCATGGATGTTCCCGGACAGCTCGCAGCGCAGCTGAGGCGAGCCGCCCAGCCGTCTCTCGACAGCCGCGCCAGTGTAGTCGTTGTCGGCTATGGCGATCTTCACGGCCTTGCCGCTGACTGAGTTAAATCGAAATATGAACCTGTCAACGTATGCCATAGCGCTATGTTGTGTAATTCCTCCTGTCGTTCTCGTTATTCAGGACGGCCACCAGTTTCGACCCGTTGGCCGTAAGAGTTCCGGAGACTTTGATGTTCATCTCTCGTCCGAAAGCCGTGACCCCTGATGAGGTTCCGGAGGAGTATGATGACGTGGCCACCGATCCGGACGAGCCACCCCAGTTGGCCGCGGCGTTGCTCATGGCGGTTTTCATTGTCGCGGCAAGCGCGACCATGGCAGATCCAGCCGCTATAGCTGCCACTCCGTTACCGGATGTGAGTGCGGCCTTGGCTGCTATAACACCGACACCCTCGGTGATGAACGCCTTTCCTACGGTGGAAAGCATATCCGCCACCACGCTGATGCCCGCCTGAGCGAAGTTGCCCCAGGCGTTCTCCCCGTTAATCAAGTCGCCTATGAGCGTACCTATCGCCTCGCTCATGCCAGCCACGCCGGACTCGATCACTCCGGACAGCTCGACAATCGCAGCCTGAGCCGCCTCGGTGTCTACCACCGGCTTGATAAGTGCGGGAATGGTCAGCGTCTGTGCCGAACCCTGGAGGGAGCCGGGAGTGGTTATGGAGGGCAGCGCCCCGTCCATGCGAAAACGTGCCGCCGCCTTGGCGAGATCATTCTGTTTCCTCAACTCCGCCAGTTCCCTTTCTTTGGTAACAAGCTCGGTCGCGGCCGCGAGGGTCAGAGCGGTTGCCTCCTGAGTCTCTTTAGCAGCCTTAGCCTGTGATGTCTTTGTGCCTGTGATTTGATTCTCAAGGCGAACCATAGAGGTCAACTCTTGTTGCCGTTGAGCCTCAATATTCAAGACATTGGCTTGGGCTTGATATGTCTCCCTGGTCTCAGCGTCCGTGTTTTTTGTCAAGGAGTCCATCGCCTCTTGGTTGGCCAAGATCCGGCTGGCGATATCCAGTTGCTGATCGTACTTCTGGTTAATCAGTTCGACCGCCTTCGCTTGCGCGGCGTCCCTTTCGGACTTGCTGGCAGAGCGGTCACGGGCAATCAAGAGCTGCTCATTAATTTCTTTCTGGTACTGCGCTTGAGTTACCAGCGAAGCGTCTAACTCCCTATTAAGATCCACCCGCTCACTGGCGAGATCGGCAGCTTGTTGAGCGGTAGCGTTAGCCCAATTTCGCTCATCACGAGAGGCAAAGGGATGAGTGATGTTTGCCCAATCCCGGCTCCAATTATCCTTGAATCCTTCCCACCAGGTGGCTGTCCTCTCGCCAGAGCCAGTAATATCATCAAGCGCTTGTCGATAAGTCTTCCTGTATGCTTTAGCTGATGCCGCGAGATTTACACCTTGGAGCCTTGTCTCAAACGACTGTGCCTCCCGGTTAAGTTCCTGAAATGCCGTGATTACGGCGGTTATGCCAAGTCCGGCGAGCGCTCCACCGACAGCGGCGATTGAGGAGCGCATATTTGTGAGACCCGCCTCACTCTGACGGAACAGCCCACGGAAAAGGCTCGTCGCATTAGTGATATTGCTGTTAAGCGTCCCTAAAGCGCCCGATGCGCCACCGAGATTGGAGGCGATTTCTTTCAGCGAGTGCTCCCCCTGCTTTTGGAAATCAGCAAGAGCCGCCTTGCTTTCCCGCATACCCTTCTTAAAATTAGAAGTCTCGGCGGTTACTACAGTTTTGAGTTTTTTCTCAGCCATTCCACCCAATTTTTTCGAGAAGGCTTCTCGCAGATTCTGTTCTCTGTTCGTCAGACATCTCTTCCAGTCGTTTTCCCGCGTTTTCCTCTTCAAGGGGCTCGTCCCACGGCATCCTCCAGAACTTTCGAGGATCTTTTATTTGGTCACCTTTCTTGAGATTGATGTTAAACAAGCGGAGAGCTGCCCCCCTCACCAATTCACCGACATGCCTCCTTTCGGCCTCAACCTCTCTATTATGAGATTCCAGAGCTTCCCAGAACACTCCGACCGGCATGTCGTAAAAGTCGGAGAGTGTCATTCGTAAGACGCCGAGGGCAAGCCCCCTGATGTCCCCAAAGGACAAGGAGACGGCCTCGGCGTCATTTAGCTTTTTTTTTCCGCCGTCGTGGTTTTCGGCACCATCTCCCCAAAGATGGCTGTGATCGCGGCGTTGACCTCGAAGAAGTCACAATCAGCGACTGTCTCCACCGATAGCCTCTCGTCACTTCCCACTTTTCGCATAGCCTCATTAACGCATGCGGATATCAGGTGAGGATATCTGGAGGGAGGGAGTTTGGCGAAGTTTTCCATTCCCTCTGCGCTATTCTCACCGACGGATTCAAGGTATGACGCTATCGCGGCGAAAGTCACCGATATGGGGTACTCAACCCCTTTGATAATTATTCTCGCCATAGCTAACTCGCCGCGAACGTGACGTCACCGTCAACCTTGAAATTGACGCTATAGGTCGCCTCATCCTCGGAATTAGATGACTCGGTGTAGCCTGTTATCACGCAATTGCCAGAAAGCACTTTGCCTGAGCTCGCCGCATAAGAGAAGGGTATCTTGGCCTCGCTTCCCTTGGCGAGAGAAAGCTCCATAACATCGTCTCTTGTGAGACGGTTGGTCGTCCCCTGGGGATTGGTGAGAACCACAAGTCCCTGCGCGGCAAAAGTGACCTCGTGGCCTACGACTTCCTGACGCTTGTTCCCACTGTCATCCTTGGTGATGCTCTCTTTAATGGTCGGGGTTATGCTCAACTCATCCTGGGTGCGCCCGGCGAGTGTCTTGTTGTTGATTTTGAAAGCTATGTTATATCCAAATTCTGCCATAATGTTATGAGATTTGTATAATCCTGTAAATTGTCTCGATATTCCAGACTCTCTCCACGCACGTTTTAGACGTCGACGAAATCCTTGTGAAGAATTTCCCGGAGTTCATTTCATCCATAATCGCCGTCTTGACGGCCTCTGACTTGCTCCACGCCACATCGAAGTCATCCGAGTAGATCTGGACAGTCATGTTTGTGGCAATCTTGTATATCCCGTCCTTCGTCGAGGAGTATTCCGGTGTGTAGAAATACACTCCATAAGGGTACTCGTCAGTCTCAGCCTCGGAGAGGAAAAACGGGATAATATCCCTCACGGCCTCAACGACCGCCGTGCCTATCTGGTCTACCATCATCCTATATCGTAGCCTTGATCTTTCATGGACTTTTTGAAGGCCGCGAAAGCCCTCTCCTCAAACCCGACAATCGCCTGGTCGTAGAAGTTCTCGTGCGGCTGGCCCACATTATTCCTTCTCCTTCGCCCGGTGGCCGTCTCAGCTCGACGTACCGGGCTATCGAACCGATGCGAGGGGTCACGGCCAGTGATCGTACCGTAGTTTTTCCAGTAAGCGTGGAACCACTCCGGGCCAACCCTTCCGCTCTCATCCTGCCATTTACGGTCGAGGAACATTCCGAAGACAGCGGAGACATCGCCAGACGGCTGGGCTTTCACTGAAGATTTGACAAGCTGCCTTGAGAAAGCGGGAACCTCACGTTTCAGGTTCCTTACCTCCCCCGAACAAGCCACTCTGAGGGCCTTTTTCACAGCTTTGACAAGTTCCACTGGAGCCTCATCAAACATCCGTAAGACATCGCTCACGCCTTCTATCCTCGCCTCCGCCATAGCTATCCATCGATTGCGAACAATGAAAGAATGCAGACCGGAGAGATACGATCGATGTTATCGATGTTCCGTATCTCATAAGGCTTACCATCTACCAAGACTTGCCACCTTGTGTCAAGATCCTTGATCTTATAGATGCGCACCTCAAGGCTTTTCCCGTCCTCAAGGTTCCCGTTGTCAATCATCTCGGAGGCGCGACGCACGACTTTCGCCCAGACACAGGATCGATCCCTCCAGGCGTAAGTCTTCTGGCCCTGATCCCCAGTGGCGATAACTCGCTCCCGGAGAGTGACCATCTCATCAAAGTCCCCTATCTGATAAACGTCAGGCATATCTACAAAAGGTCATAAGTCCTGTGCGGTCGAAGGAGCAACTGCGACGCCTTCGGGAGAGTCTCCACGGAGTCCATCGGGTTCGCGAAAAGTGAGGAGGCCATCAGAAGGATCGCATTTACGATGTCAGAGGGTACTTGTTTCATACCCGCCGTATAACTCACCTCAACCGCATAGCCGGTCATATCCTCTGGGAAAAACAATGTCCCGGTGAATATATCCTCGGTAAAGTCTGATGTCTCGGTATCGTCAACCTTGACGCCGTCCACCGAGATCAGCGGACGGCTCAAGGCGACTTTGGAAGAAAAGGGTAATACATCCACGAAATTGGACAAGAGGATGACACGACCGATATAGTGTTCAGCCGAGTCGATAGCCGCGGTTAACTTTGCCATAAGTTCCCCGTCAAGGTCATCCGAAGTAATCCTCAGATGGCTTTTTAAGCGTCCCAAGAAAAAAGACAAAGCCGTCGCGTCATGTTCTCTTGTCCCCATTTCAGTCAAATTAAGCGGTGACGATATCCTTGATGGCGGCGAAGCTCTTAGGCTCGACAACCTTCGCGTCATTCCAGGCGTTCAGGATGATGCGGATCTCGGCGCTGGTCGCCAGCACAAACGGATCGACAACAAGGTCAATCCCGCCCCAGGAACCGATCCAGAGATCCTCCCAGTTTCCGAAGATAAGCGGCGAGAGACCAGTGCCTGTGCCCTTGGTGAGGTTGGAGGGGACGAGGGTCGTCCAGTCAACCTTGTAACCGTTGAGACGGCCACCCTCGTCGAGGAGGAAGCGACCGCTGTTGGCGGTTCTCTCGATAGACTTAAGCTCGCCCCATACCTTGGCGTTGGCCAGATAGCCGAGTTTGCCACGGTTTGCGTTGTTGTTGTTGATAGCCGTCTCAAGGGCGACAATCTTGGCCCATGTCAGCGCCGCTCCGTTGGTTCCCATCGCGACCGACCCGATTCCTGTGGTGTTCAGGACACCAGTAGGCTGGTTGTTTGATCCGGTGCCGGCAATAGCGGCCTCGTCAATGAGTGTGGCGTGGGCGTCAAGGAGCTTCTTGCGGATAAGAGCCTCCACGTCGAGCGATGTCTGACGGAGCAGATCCTTTGTCACCGCTCCGGCGACAAAGTTCCGGTGTGGAGTCAGGTCACCGGGAGCGAAGGTGAGCTTGGTGACTTGACCGACAGCGGCCTCAGCGAGCCACCCGGCAGTGAAGTCGTTGGAGGAGATTGTGGGCAAAGTGCCGACAAGATCACCGAGAAGGGTAGCGCCCATGTTGGCGACAACGAGCCTCGCCCTGAGCGAGTCGATGTACCTTGCGGGCATTGTCTCCTTGAGATAGCCACCATCAGCGTTGGTGGTGTAGTTCTGTCCGGCAGCGGCGCGGAGCAACGCTGAAGGAACCACATGACCGAATTGTTTCAGGCCGAGACTCTTGTGCTCATCACGACCCATTTCAGCCGCCTCCCTCTCAAGTCCTGTCAACTGGCCACCGTTGGGAATTTCCGAGCACTCACGGAGGAATTTCGTGAAAGAGAACACATGTCCCTTCTTCGCCTCCTTCTCAAAGTGATCCTCGGCAAGCCTTCTCTCGGCGGCATCCACCTCCAGCGCTCGCTCAAGCTCTGTCTCCAGAGCCTTGATGTCATCGAGGCCCTTCTGGATGGCCCCGGCATTCTCAGCGGTGTTCTCTAAAGCCTTAACT